TTGCCAGATTTTAAAGCCCTATCCACCGTGGGTGGAGTCAGTCCTAGTTCTTTACGAAGCTGAGTAATTGTAGCAAACCTATGCTCTACACCCGCGGGATCCGTAGCTATGACGGCGCGGCCCATTTTCTCCTTCGACTCCTCCGAATGATTGCGACCTTCCCAGTGACTGTAGTGACCCGCCTCGGCTGCGGCACGGATTTTGGCACGACCCTCTTCTGTGTACACCCTAGGTCCTTTTGCTACCCCGCGTTGAGCGTCTCCAATCTTTTTACGTACCTCTTCAGAAACTGTTTTACCGTAACGGTAGTGGTCTGCGCCTGCTGCTTTACCTTTACGCGTCTCTGACATCTGAGCGCGGGATTCTTCTGTATGTGCTACGCCTTGCCGAGGGTGTCCCTCTCGTTTAAGCCATGCTTTGGTTTTTTCAGCTAATTTAGCCCGGATCTCTGGGCTCGCATCCCTCATAGGGGAGTCGGCGTGGGCAGCTACGTTGTAGCAGTAGTCTTTACCGAAATGCTCGTCCAGCCATTTTTGTTCCGCTGGGTACAACTCGTCTTTAGAGCTATGCGTCTCTAGCACTTCGAATTTAAAACAGTCCTCGCCATATTTGTTCCATGCACGTTGCAAATGCACGCAGTCATGGTTCCCTAAGCGAAGAGCTTTTCTATGCGCCCAAAAGCGTTTGCGAGAGTCGACTGTGCTGCCTACGTAGTAGTGGTCGTTGACTACGTTTCGGATTTTGTAAATTACGTTCTTCATGCGCCCTCCGGGTTGGTAAAGATATTAAACCACTGAAGGAACGCTGTGTCAACATGCGGGCAAAAGAAAAGGGCCCGAAGGCCCTTTTCTCCCGATAAACCCTGATAAATCAGGAACTTCCGGGACTTCCGAATACTCCGAGGAAATCGGACCATCCAAAGCTGTAGCGCTCTCTCGCCTTGTACCTAGCGTTCCCCGTATCAAAATCAGCGTCCATTGAAGTCGCCAAGGGGGTACGGACAAAGTGCTTGAGGCCATTCGGAACGTCGGTGGTCAAGAACCAAGCATTGGTGTCGGTCAACCAGTGGTTGACAGTCCAGCCGCCCGGGATTGAGCCGTTGTTCTTCAGAGCGTTGATGTCGTTGTCGGAGGTACCAACACGCAGTTCAGTTTCGAGGATACGGGTCGCCACGAACTGCAGTGCAGACGGGATGATCAGTTTCTTCGGCTTAGCTGCGATGAGCAGGCCACGTTCGTCGGTCCACAGAGAGATCTGAATTACCGCATTTTCAAGTGAGGTTTCGTTCAGGTCCGCTGCAGTCGTCGGAATGTTGGAAATGGTTGAACCATAAACCAGCGGGTGAGCATTTGAGAACAGAGCCTGACCGTCACCACCTTTGTAGTTCGAGTTGAAGCCGTTATTCAGAATGTTAGCCGCCTTGACTTCCTTGGTGTAAGCCATAGCACGAGCCAGCGCCTTGGTATAACGAGCAGACAGTGAGTCGTACAGGTTATCTTCGATTGCTTCTTCCGTCAGGGAGAAGCCGAGAGCGATGGTTTCGTGGGTGTAGCGGGTGTTCCATGCTTCCTGCGCATTGTCATACGCAATCGCTGAACCTTCCGCCTTAACCGGGGCAGCACCGAAGCCAGAGAGCTTCTGTTCTTCTTCAAAGGAACGCTCAGAGCTTTCGGTCTCGAAAAGCTCCTTGTATTCCTCGCCATACCGCTCATATTCCAGACCGAACAGGGCGTTCAAGCCGGGGAGCAGCTCTTTAAGTAATTGCGCGCGTGAAATAGCAGCCATTTAAGTTACTCCTTAGATACCAGTGGCCTGACGATAGAAGTGGAAGCCTGCATTGAAGCTCACCAGAACCTGCTGGTAGGTACCATCAGACAGAGCCGTAGAACGGACAACGTCAACGATACGCAGCGGCAGAGTGTTGGTGGTAGCTGCAGAGGTGAGGTCCACAGTCACGAGGCTGTCACCAGTCGTGGTGTTAATCAGACCCGTCTTTACGTAGTAGCCAATGTTCTGGCCTACGTTAGCCTGAGTAGCTGCGCTAGAGGTGTACAGAGCGCCTGAACCGTTAGAAACGGTAGCTACAAAGACAGCATCGGGGTCTTCACAGACGTATGCCCAACCATAACCGTAGTTAGTGTTAGCGCTGTCGGTGAGGATCGTGGTGCCCGTCGGCCAGTACTGTGACCACAGCGGCTGCTTGAGGCCGGTGCTCGGTGAATACTGACATCCAAGGAAGATACCAACTGGAGCCGCTGCAAAAGCAGCTTTCTGACCCGCAGCAGTGTCAACACGAACGATGGTGCCATCAGTGGTGTAAGTGACGAAATCGCCATAGCCGATGTTCTGAGCGTACCCAGATGCAATCGGAATTTCACGAATCGCTCCGCTATAAACACGACCACCGATCAGGTTAACAGGAACCAAACCGGAGGGGCCGATACCGTTAGGATATGCCATATAAAACTCCTAATTTTGAATGAACCGGCCCCTAGAGACTAGGAACCGCTACCAAAAGACACTTTGGACTTCCCTTCTCTAAAGAGGGGCATCCTAGGATCATTTTCGCGGAAAAGATTGTTGTCTACGGACTGCGTCTGCTTCTGAGTCATGTTCTCATAGTACGCATAGCGCTGATTAATCAATTCCTTTGGTGCTTTGCACAGCACCAAACCGCCGATCTCGATGAGGTCAGGGGTCGGAGCCAAACCAAACGCAGCAAAATCTGAGCTGATCTCTGGATGATCAGAAGCCTTACAAGGCACCCAGCCTTCGCGTCTGGCGCGAGCCATATTAGCCGGATCGGGGTTACCCATCATGGCGACTCGAATCCAGCGAAAGCCATACCCATCAATGGGGTTAGGCACAGGAAGATCGTGCGCGGGTTTCCAAGAGTCCATGCGAACTTCTTTTTCTCGCGTTTCATTCTGTCTAAGCGAACGGTCGATATTAGCCATTGCGTTGCTCCAGTTTGCGTTTCTCAGCAAGGTAAGCCTCTGGCTTAATCCCGAGTCGCTTAATAAGTGCGTCTTCAGATTTGGTCACTGCGGTCTTTTTTGGTGCGGTGGTTCTACCAACCGATGCTACAGTGCTTACTTTCTTGGTACGTTGGTTAAAGTTTTGAGGGAACATCTCCCTCATGCGGGCGTCCACCTTGCCGTAATACTCGTCAGAGGTAGGATCGACACCGGATTTTACTAGCCGTTCATGTACCCCGTAGGCGAATGCAGTCATCTCTTCGTCCTTGCCAAACCAAGGATTCTGGGCTGACCATGCTTCTGCCTTATAGTCCCTTGCGGGTGGTTGCTGAGGCTGAACAGGTGCTGGTTGGTTATATACAGGATTGTTTTCCTGTTGTAAAGGTGCTCGTGGAGGTTGTGGTGCAGGTGGTGTCCATTGCCCAATCTGACTACGCTCGATAGCCAGTTTGTTGAGCTCATTCTGCGCATCAATGACTCCATCTGTATCGCCCGCTTCAAATGCCTTGCGATACTTGTCCTGAGCAATCTGCTGCTGGTACTCGAGCCGGTTTGTCGCTTCTTCAGTCAGGCGTCCTGAACCCCAAGTTACGGTCTGCTCAAGCTCCTGCGCGCGGTTGTAAAACATCTGCGCAATTTTGACGGCTTCCGCGTGCTCGCGCGCGAGACGTTCTTTTTCGCGCCGCTCGTCATTGATCTTGTGTGTTAGCCGGTCGATACGCTTTTTGACGCGTTTTGAATAGCTCTCCTGCTCTTCTTCCTGATCTAAGTCATCGTCGTCCAGCGCCAGAGGCGGGCGGTCTTGATCTTCTTCAGGCGTATCGTCTACGACTTCGTATTCATCTTCTTCAGGCGCTACACGAGTGTTCTCTGCGAGAACCTTGCGCCCTACTACGTGGACTTCCTCGTCATCGGAAAAGTCTAAATCGTCTTCTCTTGCCATAAATCACCTTTAGTATGCGCGGTTGATACCGCGTGGATCAGCAACAGTACCCTCAATCTGATCATCATTCACGATGATGAACTCTTTGCCATCTACAGAGAACCGGGAGCCAGAATACGCGCGGAGGAGGACAAAATCTCCTTCCTTGCACCACGGACCCGTGGGGAACTTATCCTTGTCCATGTAGCACATATCGCCTTGTTTGAGGACAAGACCAACGACTGCCCCCGCTTCTTCGCGCTTGGCGGTAATGTCAGCGATAGCGATGCCGCCATCCGTAGTCTTGTTGATTTCCGGCTTTACCACCAGCATCTTGTATCCCTTTGGCTCAGGGAGACGTTCGGCCAGCTTCTCTGCACTTTCTTGAGTCTTTTCAGCGTCGATGTTAGCGACAGACATCAGATTTCCTCTTCGTACTTACGCAGGTCTTTTACACGTTCCAGCGCTGAGGTCAGACCTGTGATTACCCCAACGAGATGCCGATACTCGGCGTAGTCAACAGCGTGCCCGAAGGCGATCGCGTCTTTGCGAGCTTCAATGAGCTCGTTCAATTCTTTCTGCAGGATTTCTAGTCCAGTCATTTTTTAGGTTTCCCTATGGTGTGTGCTTCGCCTTTATCCACTGCGGCGCGTGCTCGTGCCAGCAGCTCTTCCTTGTTGGCGGTCTCTGATCCGAGACGCCGCCCCAACTCGTTGTTGAACGTATCCATTTCTTCTTCCGCAGGGCTGTCAGAACTAAGCTTCTCATGCGCCCAACCAGCCATTGACGCCGGAATATCTCCGTACTGCTGCTGTAGTTCTCCCTGCCAGAGCAGGTGACGCAATGCGTCTCCGCGAAGATTGTGCTCTTCACCGGGGTAATACTGGTCGGCCATTTCCGTAGAGTGCCTTGTCGCATCACCCATACCTAGCGCATCAGCCACCGCGTACTGGCCCTTCCGTGCGTATTGATTGATCTTGTCTGTGGTGCTTCCGCCATCAGCCATACCGGGCGGTGGTGGGGCAGGTGGACCTCCTTGCGGACCTTGAGGGCCGGGCGGCGGAGGCGTTTGCGGGCCGGGTCCACCCGGCGGCGGAGCCATTTGTGTTGCGTTCTGTTGCTGGATGGCCATGTCCATGCCCTTGAACAACCCTTCGACCTGCGCGTCCTCATGCTGAAGGAGCAGCTTGGCCTCGTTGTTGATCATCGCAATTTCTTTCTGCGTCTTCAGTTTCTCGAGTTCGAGGAACTTCTTGTCGTTGATCTCTTGCTCTTTAAGCTGCAGTTCCTTCTGCTGCATCTGAACCACGGGGTCCTGCGCGGCCTGCTGATTCTGCTGTTGCTGCGCCTGCGCCTGATTGGCCTGAACAAGCTGCTGTGCTGCCTGTGCCGAGAGCTGCGCGAGCTGCGCAGCGAGTTCCGGTTTGAGCTGTGTATCCGGCGGCGGCAGGCTGACACCCAACTGCTGCTGAAGCTCCTGACGGTAGCGGAACCCTACGTGCTCCTGCACATGGGCCATAAGCGCCGCCTTGATGGCGTTAGCGTTCGGATCTTGCCCCATGATCGCGGCGACCTTCGGGTCGTTGATCATGCTCATGTGGATGGTGATATGCGACTCGTGGTCCTGCTCGATGAACGCCTTGCAGGGCTTTTGCTTGAGAATCTCCATGTTCTCAGTGACTGGGTCGGTCGGCTTCTCGTCGTCTTCCGGTACCGTAACGATCTTATCCGCGTCCTTGATACCCATAACTTCAAGCATCTGACGGTGAAGAACCGGCAGGTTATAGATTTGCGGAGACTGCTGAGCAAGCTGAATCGCAGCCTGATACTGAATGATCCGCTGCGCCATGGTGGAGGCATTAGGATCACTGACCGGAATGATGTCGACCTGATCGTAATCTTCCTTCTTCGCGGTGGGTTTGGCACCGAAGTCAGGCATGTAGTCATAGGTCGGCGCGGTGAAGTCGCGGATGAGCCCCGCGATCAGTTTGAACTCCTGCGCCATGGACGCATGGACGCGCGCCTGAACGGCACTCATCACCTTGAGCTCACGCTCGAGAATCGCCAGCGTGGTGCCTACCGGAGCTTCCCCATTGACTTCACCGAACTTCACATCGCTGACTGCCGCCAGCTTGCGCCCTTCATCGACTACGTTTTGCAGAAGCTGGAACAGCGTTGCGCTCGGTTCCTTGTAGGGGAGGGGGAGGATATTGTCCTTGATGTTGGAGGAAGGAACGTCCACATCTCTCCATTCGCCGGGCATGATGTGAGTGTCATCACCCTTGATTCGGAGCCCCCTTGACTTGAGTCCGCCCGGAAGGTTGGACAGTGTGCCAGCATCCACAAGCTGGCGAGTAATCGAAGTCGCGCTTTTCGCGGACCCACCCAGCAGGTGAATCAGCCCGTATCCGTAGGCACCAAACCCCGGAATGTACGTGTACTGTACGAAGTGCTGTTTCTTTTCCTTGAGCGGATCATGCTCGTCCCAGTTACGCCGAATGGCGAGAACTTCTTCCGTTCCCCGGTCGATGGTCACTATGTAGGGCAGTGCAATCCCTGTCTCTTCACCGTCCTCTTCGTCCGTATCTTCAAAGCCGGGCAGGTCGAGGTCTATGCTGATTTCAAGGAGCTGATACCGATCGTCATCGAGCTGTGCGTACCCTTCAGCGTCATCCTTGCGGCGCTGAATCTCGTCAATAAGCTTGGTCGGCTCTCCGAGGTCAATATCCCGGTAGAACCCCGTGTATTG